GGGTTCTCCAAGTTGAACATTCTTTGTTCGACGTCCTCAACGTTATGTTGATTACACGCTCAAAGACAACCGTCATACCAGGGGTGACGAAGAAGCTTACTATGTTCCGTATTGGATCACAGGGCACTTCGGCACCTTTCTATCCGGGATCGTATGATCGATCATTCTCTACCCCTTCCTACAAGGAAAAGGAGATTGTGAAGTCAGACGATACCTGGGTTACCCGCGACACTTGGAAACCGTATCAACGATATAAATCGTGGATGCAGAAGTCCGAGGGTTGGGGGGGAATTCCATTTGGCTCGCAAACTACCACCTTAGCTAGGTGGTACGTGAGCAACGATGGACTACACCCTAATATAGTGTATGATGATGGTTTGCCTTTTAGCGCGTGGGGTGCACTCGGGGAACACAATGTTGGTTTCCCGAATATGTTAATGGTAGATACCGGGGATGGCTTCGTGCCAAAACCCGGCAACCTTCAATATTTGATAGATGCTTCATTGCGAAGCATGTTACCAACTATTAAGGCGGGAGTGTCGCTTCCTAACATCTTAATTGAGATGAAGGATCTTCACTCCTTACCAGAAACACTCTCACGGATTAAGTCCTTCGTGTTGGGTCTTCCTTCAAGATCCTTGGTTAACACCAAGTACTTGTTGAAAGGTCTTTCACGAAAAGAGAAGAACGTCAGACGAATGTTTGCTAATTCGTATGGCCCTACTCTTAGAGAGGCAACTGGAGCAGGGGCGGATGGTTATCTGCAAACGCAGTTTAACATCTTGCCACTGTTGTCAGATATGAGCCGATGTGATAAGGCTCTTCTCGATCTGCAGCGTCGCATTCGCGACTATGTAGATCGCCAGGGTAAGAAACAGATACGTCATTTCAGACATATCAGTTCTCAAGCCCAGACACCTACTTCAACCCAAACCTCTAGTTCTTACGTACTCGATTCTAATCCACAATGGCTTGGCAACTTCACGTTGCCCGGCGGTGTGTATCAGTGCGAGAAACGGAATACTAGAGCGATTAAGTTGATCCGGGAATATTATCCCGATTACGTGTCTGAGTTCCATGCACAAGTGGAGTTTAATTATAACTTAACTAAATTCCAACAAGAGCATGCTCAAATACTGGGATTCCTAGATGCATTGGGTGTCAATATGAACCCAAGCATCACATGGAATGCTATCCCGTATTCGTTTATAGTTGACTGGTTCATCGACGTAAGTCGATGGCTGGACAATCGTAAACATATAAACATGGAACCTGTGACAAACATAACGAGGTATCTATGGAGTTGTAAGCAAGTCCGTAGGGTGCGCCTCAGGGTAATACCTGGAGCGGCACTTCCTGCTGGATCTGCTTATCAGACACCAGATACCTACCTTCCGGACCTCTACGAAGAGACTTATCGTCGCGACGTAGGGCTCCCGAAGCCAAGTGAACAGCCATACTTCTTTGAATGGCTGTCCCTTAAACAAGGAACCTTAGCCGCTGCACTCGCAATTACGCGATTGAAGCGGTTCAGACCCCGTGGGTGGTAATTAGAAACCCACATTTGTTGGTATAAACCATTAATAAGCATGTTAACAAACACACTTAATACAAACGAGGTCAAGAACGCTGCTGGAACCGAGGTAGAATTTACCCGGCTCAGCATCGGTGACCGTTCAACGGAATACGCTCAAGTGAGCGAAGTTCCATCGTACCCTAACCGCTTGTCGATCTCGCACACTGAGTCCGGCTCTGGCGTTACAGCCAGGCGTCGGTCAGTTGTACGTTTCGACAAGACGGTAGTCGGACAGATTGATGTGACAACTACCATGAGAGCAAGTGCATATCTCGTTCTCGACAGCCCAATTGGGCAGTTGAGTTCGAATGCCTTGCCTCAGGATACGTTGGCACAGTTGGTGTCGTTCGTTGCCTCTTTAGGCGCGTCGACAACCATTCTGTACGATGGTACGGGTAACGGTTCTGTCGCATTGCTTTCAGGCGGAATTTAATTCCGGTGATCAATGTGACATTCTTGCAGTAATCGGCCTTGTGGCTCGGGAGGTAACTCCCCGATTACTGGTCTAACAGACTCGAGTTCCTTAAGTGGAACTTCGGTTAATTCCGAAGCTCGTTTCTCAAAGACATCGTAGTCATCGTCTTGACCGATATGCGTAAAGCCAATTGCAGCCAACTTAGTAATAAGTTGTTGCCGTTGGCCCTCGCGTTCAGTTTCGACCCTGGCTTCGTGATGTACCTGTGACCGTGGTTTAAGCGGTTGCATAGTATGTCCTTTGGTTTGTGTCTCGAAGTGTGTGCATGCTCTAGGAGAATTACCTTATGGTATTCAATAAGAGCCTAGATGAAGTTAATGTCATCGCTGCACTTCTTCGAGACGCTCACGCGTCGAATGGAGAAGTGTTCAACACTCGTGCACTTAAGCTAACCTGTCAAAAGGTTCGCAAACGTGCACGGGAAGAAGGTATAGGTTTTCTAACGAAAACCTTGCCCCACCTTGGTAAGTGCTTTGATAAAGCACTTACAGGAATAAGTAGAATGAACGCTAGGGAATGCGGGTTCACACCTGCAAACGCTAGTGAACTTCCAAGATTTCTTGGTGAGTTCTTCATTCGTATATTCCACCCAGATGGGTCCCTTCTTCCTGTACCTGACGCAATTAGCGTTGTATGGATAAGAAGAATTCTATACTGTTATTATAAGTATGAACTTCCTTATTCCGATGATCAAGAACATAAGGTCCTCGAAGCCTTTAAACAGGCTGAGAAGGATCTTACGGCTATGTCTTCAACTTACGCTAACTGGCGTGATTGCTTACATAGAAATACAGAACGGCGGCGTCATATCCAACGCGATATTAGCAGCAATATTGCGACTAATAAAGTGGCTGGATGGGACGGAAACGCCGGAACTGTAATTCGCGAGGCGAGAATATTGTTATCAAACTTATTCTCGTCGTTTGACCCATATGACATCGTTCCGAGACACGGACCTGGGGTAGTTGCTACTAAGCAACGACTCTCAGAGAAGTATCTTTGGACGAATGTCTCGAGTCGAATCACAGAAGTGTATCCTTTTGATGCGTATTTCTGCGCATCTAATGGGCACGTTTGTGATGTTTACGACAGCTTCGATACTGTCACGAACACGGATCACTCGGCACGAGTCTTACTCGTTCCCAAGGATTCCCGCGGGCCACGTCTAATATCTTGCGAACCTGTTGATTATCAATGGGTTCAGCAAGGTCTAAGACAGGCCATATACCGATTAGTGGAATCACATGACCTAACAAGGTTTAATGTGTTCTTCACAGATCAAGGACCTAACCAACGTGCTGCCCTATTGGGCAGTACGCACGGAAGGTACGCAACCCTAGACCTAAAAGAGGCCTCGGATCGCGTTAGTCTTGATCTTGTTCACCTCCTGTTCCCCGAGCACCTTCACAGGTTCTTGGATTGCAGTAGAAGTCTATCGACTGTGCTACCAGACGGCGAGAAGCTTGTGCTCAAGAAGTATGCACCAATGGGGTCAGCATTATGCTTTCCTATCATGGCGCTTACTATATGGGCTCTTCTCACGGCTAGTGCACACAACGCAGATACCTCCGAAAAGGAGAGTATCTTAGTGTATGGTGATGACGTGATCGTACCAACCGCGAGAGCGGAGAGCGCGATCAACATCCTCGAGGAGTTTGGTTTGAAAATAAACCACTCCAAGAGTTGTATCCAAGGATTCTTTAGAGAATCCTGTGGCGTCGACGCTTTTAAAGGCATCGATGTCACGCCCGTTCGTTTCAGAACGGTCTGGAAGGAATCACCCAGTCCTGAGGTTTACGCGAGCTATATTGCTTATGCAAATAGCTTTTACGATAAACAGTGTTACCATACGTACGAGGAAATCGTACGAGGACTTGTAGCCGTTTACGGCCCAATTCCTGACGAGTACATGCAGGTTGCATGTCCAAGTCTAAGGGTATCACCCACCCCGAGTCAGTTCTTCAAGAAACGAACGAATGTACACTTGCAAAAGCAGGAGTACAAAGTTCGTATTCTGAAGACACCTTCGGTTAGCCAAGTTATTCCGGGCTGGAACATGTTACTCAGATCATTTACTGAGTTCCATGGTTCGGACCCTGCGAATACACCGGACAGTCAAAGGATCGATAATCCATTGGATTATCGAGACCCTTCAGTGGTCAGTCTGTACACGAAGCGTCACACTAGCATGCTAGTGTGGCGTTGGCGATGACGAGGTTGTACGGCG